GGTTCAGTGACTGTTACAACGCAAGAGCAAGAAATGGGTGAAGCAGATGTAAATAGAATTAACCCATTTGATGGACAACAAACACAAGATCCAAAACAAGTCGGACCAAGCACTAATGATGGTATGAGTGACTATCAAGACGGAATGGTTGATGAAGAAGTGGATAATCCTTATGCTATTTGTACTTCTTCTTTAGGTTTAGTAGGTAGAAAAAGAAATTCTTATACAAAAGAAGAGTCTAAAAAATTTGAAAGATGTGTTCTAGACGTAAAAAAAGAAAGTATTAGGAAAATTGAAGAATCTTTAGTATCTTTGATCTTACAAAATGATGGTATGATAACAAAAAAAGATCTTATCGAACAGGAGACTGCACCAGTTAAACCTAGAGTTAGACCAGGTACTAAACCAGAAAGAGGAACTCCATATAAACCTAAACATTCTCCAAAACCAAAAGCAGACACTGAGACTGCACCAACAAGAGTCAAGCCAGGTACTAAGGAAAAACCAAAAAGAGGTACTCCTTATAAACCTAAACATTCTCCAAAACCAAAAGCAGGTGATGAGAACAGTATACCAGAATTTTTGACATTTAACAATTTAAATATTTCCTTTAGAGATGAGTAAGTTACAAGAACAAATTCAGTATGACGGTCCCGAAAGAATGGATCGTGAGATAGAAAGAAAAATATCGAGTGGTGAAACTCCCTTATCTGATAACCCTGCATTCCCAGGAAAAGAAGAAGATGAATTTGATAATTCCTTCGCGGAACTTATAGCTTCGAAAAGATTTAAAGATGTAGTCGATAAAGTAAAACAATATACAGGTATCAATGAAGTTATAGGTCAAAATGCACTTATGCAATTACAAGGTATGTTGATGAGTGCAGTTAGAAAGGTGAAAGAATTGGAATCGAGTAATGAAGGATATCTAGAACAATTAGCTGTCGATTTAGTAAAAAAGGAAATGTCAATACCTGATGATGCATTTCAATTTGATGTGGAACTACTTTCTATGCCGGGAACAATAGACACATCAAAAATGCAGAGTGAACCTGAAGAATTTGAAGATGAAGAAGTACAACAAGTTTTTGGTTTAGACAGTAATGATGCTGAAGACGATTTAGAAAATTTCATGGCAGCCTTTGAAAAATTTGATCTTGAAAAATCAAAAAGAAGATTCATTAATTCACTCATACAAGGAGCATCCAAGAAAGGTCACTATATGTTCAATCTAGTAAGTGAAGAACTTAACAACATAAGTCCTGAATTATTAAACCTTTATGGTGTATTGATGTCTATAAATGATCTTTTGTATTGGATTATGCCTGACCAACTTACAATGAGTGCAGCTGGAAGTGGTGAAGGGGTACAAGGTACAGAGGAAATCGATGATACAACTGATCCTCCTACTATCAAGGCTAAGGGATTGTTTTTTCCAGTATTAGTCCACGAATTAATCAAAGGTGTATATGAAGTTTTAGGAACTCAGGGATTACCCGATGACCCTAGAGCCGCTGAAATGGTGATGGGTGCTGAAGATACTCTACCATACGAAGTTTGGGATTTGAGATTGGGTCCTGTGATATGGGAAAAGTTTACAGACGCTTACCCTGATAAATTATTCGAAGATGATATGAGAGAAATTCAGAACTATCTATTTTCAAGATTTTCATCTTTGACTACTGACGAATTTTTCGAAGTTGCCAGGATGATACTTTCAGGATCAGATAAAGGTAAAAAAATAGTATCAAATATGGTTGATGAAATCATTAGTGAATTGAAAGGATATGAATATGAAGACGCGATGAATCAATATTCTGATGATGATGACGATGATGATGAGGGTGGTTTGGAAGATTTCTTAGGTGATTTAGGTATATCTTTGACATAATGGGTTTAACCAAAGAAAAAGTATTATTAGAATATGCTAAATGTTCAAAAGATACTGATTACGCACTAAATACTTATCTTCAAACATACGACAATACACAAAAAGGTTATGTCCCTTTGAAACTTTTTCCTGATCAAAAAAAATTAATAGATGATTTTGAGCGTTTTGAGGAAAATATTGCTTTGAAGTATCGACAAGCAGGTGTGTCTACAGTGACGTCTGCATGGGTTTCAAAAAAACTTGTATTCGCCAAAAAAAGTAGACCTGAAAAAATACTTATAATTGCCAACAAACTTGATACTGCAGTTGAAATGGCTAATAAAATTAGAGGGTTTGTGGATCAGTGGCCAGATTGGTTAGGAGTCAACTTTTCTAACGAAAAAAATTCACAGAGACACTTTAAGTTAAGTAATGGTTGTGAAGTTAAAGCAGTTGCAACTTCAAAAGACGCACTTCGTGGATATACACCTACTACATTAATATTTGATGAGGCGGCATATATTGAGGCAGATGATGATTTCTGGGCTGCTTGTATGGCTTCCTTATCGACAGGTGGTAAGGTGATTGTAATTTCTACACCTAATGGATTCGATCCAATTTATTACCAAATTTATGATCAATCTTTAAAAGGTATGAATGATTTTAAAGTTACAGAAATGTTTTGGTATAGAGATCCAAGATATACTTCTGATCTTAAACTTGTAAAGACCAAAGATATTGTACATTATTTATTGAATAGAGAAGATTACAATGATAATGAAATAACTATAGACTATTCGCATATAAAGGCTACTGAAAGGGATTTCGATGAAATAAAAAAACATTTTGAAAATGGATATAAACCACTATCATCTTGGTTTGAATCTATGGCAAAAAAATTGAAATTTGATAGACGAAAGATTTCTCAAGAATTGGAATGTAACTTTTTAGGTTCTGGAGATAATGTAATACCTTCAGAAACAGTAGAATTTCTTAAAGAAAATTGTGTCAAAGAACCTATAAATAAATTTATGGGAGGGGCATTATGGCAATGGCATGAACCAATTGAAGGTCATAAATATATTATGGGGATAGATGTTTCTAGGGGGGATAGTGAAGATTTCACTACTTTTTGTATAATAGATTTTGATCAAAGAGTTCAAGTATTAGAATATTTAGGTAAAATACCACCAGATGTTGCGGCTGAGGTTGCTTTTAAATGGGCGACGATGTACAATGCCTTTATAGTAATTGATATTACTGGTGGTATGGGAGTGAGTACATCTAGAAAATTACAAGAGATGGGCTATAAAGATCTTTACGTGGAAGGTAAAGATAATTTTAATCAATGGAAATACGACCCAAAAATCAATGAAAAAATACCAGGATTAAACTTTAATTCCAAAAGAGTACAGATTATTTCAGCCTTCGAAGAATGTTTAAGACATAAATTTATTGTCAGATCCAGGAGATTAATAAATGAATTAAATACATTTGTTTATATTAACGGTAGACCCGATCACATGAAAGGGCAACATGACGATTTAATTATGGCTATGGCTATGGCAATATACGTAGGTGAAAATTCGTTCACTCAATTAAATAAACTCACTGAACAGACAAAAGCGATGGTTGATAGTTGGTCATTAAGAGAAAGTGATACAAACCAACAACAATCTAAATTTAATCCAGGGGTACCAAATGTCGGATATGGTCAGATGCATAATGATAGAAATCAGACTAAAAAAGATTATATGGAATACTCTTGGCTTTTCGGAGGTAAATCTATTTAACTTATTTGGTCTCTAATTTATATTTATTGTTATGGCAGAAAACAATTATACAATTTGGCAAAGACTATCACAGGTTTTTGGTCCTGATTCTACATTAGATCAGCAACCTCCGGTTATAAATTTCGATTCTAAAGAATTACTTAGAACTAAAAATAAAGCGGAATTCGAAAAAGAAAAATTAGAAGCACAACAATCTTTATATTTAGGTAGACAATGGCAAAAGATTGAGAATAATCTTTATACACAAGCCGTGTTTTATGAACCAACTAGATTAGCATCTTTTTATGATTATGAATCGATGGAGTATACACCTGAGATTTCTGCAGCACTTGATATATACTCTGAAGAATCAACAACCTCCAATGAAGATGGATACATCTTACAAATTTTTTCAGAAAGTAAAAGAATCAAATCTGTATTAGGTGACTTATTTAATAACAAATTAGACATTGATACTAATCTACCAATGTGGACAAGAAATACTTGTAAATATGGTGACAATTTTGTTTATTTAAAACTTGACCCAGAAAAAGGTGTTGTTGGTGCACAACAATTACCTAATATTGAAATTACTAGACAAGAAAGAGGAATGAAACTCAAACCAGATAATAATTCTTCTTCCACTAGTAATGAGTCTTTGAAGTTTTTATGGCAAAACAAAGATTTAAGTTTTAACACATGGGAAATTGCCCATTTCAGATTATTAGGTGATGATAGAAAACTTCCATATGGAACATCTATGTTAGAAAAGGCAAGAAGAATATGGAAACAATTAATATTATCTGAAGATGCGATGTTAATATATAGAAC